AGTTTTTTATTAATAGTGTTTCAGTTGCAGATACAAGACAATTAAAAATAATCGTAAAGAACTCTGGTTTTGGAACAGATTATAATACAAACGATTTTCATACATTTTCAACTGATGGAACAGAAAGATTTAGAATTAATGATGCAGAGGTAAGAACAACAGAAACATTAAAAGTTCAGTACGGAGGCGTTAGTATGCTTGTTGGTGCGGATAATAATGCAGATACATTAACAAATTCAGTAGCTAAAGTTTTTAGAATGTCCTTACCACATTATACAAATGCAGAAGAACCAGTAGGATTATTCATAGCACAATCTACAGGAACACAAAATATTATAGATTATGGAGGAGGTTCAACTTTAACAAACACTGCAAATATAGTTAGATTTTGGGCAGCAGTAGATGACACAACCGTCAAGGGAAGAACCATTATGGACTATGATGCTTATGGAGTGAATATTACTGGTAATCTTAGTGTTTCAGGAAACTTTACAGGTAATCAAATTTATGGAGAGATGTATAACTACACTACATTTGGAACTTTCTTTACTGTTGATTTAATAACTCAAGGAGTTTATGTTAATCTTACAAATATGTCTGCAGGAAGTATCAATGGATTTAACTTTACTTCTGCTGAAAAGTCAAGTGGTGGAAGTTATCTAACAGCATTTGTAGATGGGGTATATAAGGTTGATTTTGGAATTAGTTTTGAAGGAGTAACTGCAGGAGGGACTTATGGGTTTTCAGTTGCTAAGAACTTTGATGAAACACAATCAAGAGAATGCTATAGAAGAAGGGATGGAACTGGAAATTTAGGTGCTTTAAGTATAACCTGCATAATTAATTTAAATGTTGGAGATACTATTAATGTAAAGGTTGAAGATGAATCTGACCCTGTAAAAGATATTATGGTTGATTCAGCTAATCTAAATATATTAAGGGTAGGAAACTTATAATGAAAAAGCAAATGATTTTAATAATAGGGATTTTGCTAATTGGATTTTCAACAGCAGGGATGATTATAGCAAATGTTATTCCAGTAGATAAAGGGAATGAGTTAATTTTAGAAAGTGTTTATATTGGAGATAATATTCTAATTCCTTATGAAGTTTGTGAAGAGATTGGAGATATTCCAGAGTGTGTAACAGAATATAAAACAACAAATTTAGAAGTTAAAGATATTCAAATTGGAACAAATGTTAAAAGATGTTTATATCAAGAAGGTGGGATTAATAAGTGTCAAGAGTTTGAAGGAAACAATGTTGCTGAAAGAGAAGCTTGGACAAAAGATATTTTAAATAAAATTGCAGACAACGAAGAGGAGAGACAATCAAAACCAATACCTGTTGTAATTGATAGTGGGATTGTTTCGGTGAGTGAAAAGTAATTGTGTTACCACTTTAAAATTTTAGGAAAGTTTTTAAAGATTAAATTCATGGTAAAATAGAAGGTTGGCTTCGGTTAACCTTCACCTTTTTAAGAGGTAAAAAATGAGTGAGGTAATAAAAAAAAGAGTTAGTGAAAGTATTGGGAGAGAGGTAAAGGTATTTCTACATAACAATTTTAGATTTGAAGGAAAGATTACAAACTCCGACGACAAATACTTGGAGTTGTTAGATTATAAAACTAATTCTTATAAGATTATTGAGTTTGAAGATATAAAAGATTTGGAGATCAAACAATGATTAATGGATTTGATTACTACCAACCTTGCAAACAATGTGGCGGTTATACCAAACATACTTACATTGGAAAAACAAAAGATAAGGTTTATATTTTTTCTTGTGATGATTGTGGTTGTGTTTTAGAAATTAAAGTTGGGGGTGGAAAATGAGTAAAGGAGATTATAATAAATTTAGTATTCCTACAACATATAAGAAAGTGCAGATGAGAAGTAAATTAGAATCTAAGGTTGCTATGTTCTTAGATGGTTTAAAAATAAAATGGATATATGAACCTACAACATTTCTTTTATCTGATGGTATAATGTATAAACCAGATTTTTATTTACCTAAATTAAAAATGTGGATAGAAGTTAAAGGGGTAATTGGAGAAAATAATCACCAAATATCTAGAAAGTTTGTTGAAGAAAATAAAACTGAACTAATATTAATTGGATCAAAAGAAATTTATTGGTTTTCTACAAAAGAGGGGGAAGATAAATCAATTCATATTGGGAAGTGTTCGCATTGCAAAAGTTATTTCCTTTGTTCTACATTGGGAAGTTTTCATTGTAGAAAGTGTTTATCTCACGAAGGTGATCATGATATTCGATGGATCTTAGGAGAAAATAGTTGGAGTGATTTGAATATAGACTTTTCAGATTTAGAATCAATAAAAAACTGGTTACAAAAATATGGTACACGCATTTGAGAAATATAAAGAAATATCTAAATTAGAGGAAATACACGAAAGACATCGTGAGTGGCTTAAACAATATGAAGGATTAAAATTCTCAATCGCTGAAGATGGAAAGCATAAAATGAAATGGGCATCTGAAAAAAAGAGATATTGTGATGAGTTATGGAAACCAGAAATTAATTGTATTGGAAGATTAAAAAATAGAACGAGAATAGAATTTGATGGTGAAAAGGAAAAGGCAAAAGAGTTCCTTGAAGAAGTTAGGAAGAAATTAATTGATAGTGGGTGGGGTTTCATAAGGAGTACTCACAATGGAAAATCTGATTATCTTTGGGTAGAGTTTAGTAGAGATGTAACTGATAAAGAAGTACAATCCTTCTTAGTTTGGATATGTCCTAGTGGTGCTGAAATAGATTTAAACTTTGCTTCAAGTAGGAGGGTATTCCCAATTCTATTTGCTATTCATTGGAAGCATAGTTATGATAGGGAAGAACCAATAGAGTTTGTTGAAGGTAAACAAATTGATTATGATTCTTTAAAAATTCCTAGTGTAAATAAGATTCCAATAACTACCACTAATAAAGATGGATTTGCTTATGCAACTTTTAAGGCAGCGAGGGTTTTTTCAGATAAGGGTAGAGCAGAGATATTCAATCAAGCACAACCTGTGTTTTATGATAAGAATGGATTATGGTGGTTATGGAATCCACTGAAATTTTATTGGGAGATAGTTGATGATGTGGATATATTAAATATGATTGAACAAGCAACTGGACAAGATATAATTACTCCTAAAAATAGAACCTTAATTTTAAATTCCTTAAAACAAGAATGTCGGAAGAGAGTTCCAGAACCAATAAAACCAACATGGATTCAATTTAAAAATAAAATAGTGGATATAATCAATGGGAATCAATTTGATGCTACACCAAAATATTTTGTTACAAATCCTATTCCACATGAATTACATCCAGATAATTTTACTGAAACACCGACGATAGATAAAATATTTGAAGAATGGGTTGGTGAGGATTATGTTCAAACACTTTATGAAATAATTTCTTATTGTTTGATGCCTAGCTATCCTATCCATAGAATATTTTGTTTTATTGGAGGGGGCCTAAATGGTAAAAGTAAATTCCTGGAACTACTAAGAAAGTTTGTTGGAGAGAATAATTGTTGTTCTACAGAATTGGATAGTTTATTACATTCTAGATTTGAGGTTACAAGACTTCATAAAAGATTAGTATGTCAAATGGGTGAAACAAATTTTAATGAGATGAGTAAGACTTCTATGTTAAAGAAATTATCGGGGGGAGATTTGATAGGATTAGAATATAAAAATAAGAATCCTTTTGAGGAGATTAACTATGCTAAGATTTTAATATCTACAAACAACCTTCCAACAACAACAGATAAGACTATTGGTTTTTATAGGAGATGGTTAATTATAGACTTTCCAAACAGATTCTCTGAAAAGAAGGATATTTTAGAAGATATACCTGAAGAAGAATACAACTCCTTAGCATTAAAATGTACCTTCATATTAAAGGATCTTTTAGATAAGAGGTCATTTCATAAAGAAGGAAGTATTGAAGATAGGATTGAAAAATATGAATCAAAGAGTAATTTTTTGGAAGAATTTTTAAGATTATTCACAGAATCTGGTGGAGATTGTTTTATAACAAAGGCAGATTTTTATAAGAAGTTTAAATCATGGTGTAAAGAAAAGAGACATAGAGAGATGTCTGAAACATCTGTTGGACTACAAATGAAGAAGTCTGGAATTGAATCTCAAAGGAGATATTTTCAATGGTTATTTGATGGAAAAGGAGGCCAATTAAGGTGTTGGGAAAGCATAAAATGGAAAGAATAAATATACCCAATTTTTTGTCCCTACCTCCATTTCCTGTGGAGATTTTTTGGGTTTATTTTGGGTTATAAGGTACCTTCATTTCCTATGGAAACCACTAAAATTGCAAAAAAAGTACGTTTTAGTTATTCGGTTTGCTGTGTAAGTAGACAGGGTAGACAACTAGACAAGCAATCCGTACTCAATTTTACACGTGGAAAAAGTAATAGAAACAACCTGTCTACCTGTCTACCTTGTCTAGTAAAAACCCAAAAAATATAAAAAAATGACACAAAAATACCCCAACCAACCAGGATCATATGAATGTGAATATTGTGGTCAGAAATTCAGATTAAGTATGTCTTTAAGGTTACATCTAAAAAAGGAGCATAGATATGAAGAATCAAAAAAAGAAGTGTCCATTTAACCAAAGAGGCCTTTGCACATATAAAAGACATGAGAAGGGTAATTATAAATATAAACCAAAATGTGCCTACAAGAACCCCAATAGGTGTTGGTACTACATACACACACAATCTAACCTTAAAGTTCACCAGAATCCCTTAAAACCCCAAATAAACACATCACACACAACAGATGAGACTAATTAAAATCACACCCCAATTAAATTCAATCCTAACAAACTACAGAAGCCATGATTTCTAAAATCATCTCTTTTTGCTGGACTAGGAAACCAAATGTTTTGTAGTGTCTTTGGTGGAGTCCAGTGGGGTGTGGTACTTTAAAGTGGTAAGAAACATTTATAAACATTAAAAAACATTAAAAAACAATGGTAAGATACAGACAACTAAAGAAGTATGGGAACACTTGGGTTATTCCCCTTACTGTTAAGGATGTTGAAGATCTAAATCTCAAGGCTGGAGATTTAATTGACATCGAAGATGCAGTAAAAAAGAAATCAGTTCCAGAAGAACTGGAGGAATTAACAAAATGAAAACATACTTACTAGGCTACAGGAACCTTGATTGTAAATTATATAAACCTAAAATGAATAAAAAGAAAGTCTGGGGGTTCCTAGCATTTGTTGTAGTTTGTATAGTAACTCCCTGCACTAATTGGATGATCCCCCTTGCTATGAAAGGTATTAGTAAAATAAATCCATTATGGTTCTATCAATGAAAATAACACCAAGAGCAGAACACTACTTGAAATTAATAACTGATGATGATTATAGAATGAACTATTATTCTCAACACACTTATGAACTACCACCTAAATTTGCCCAGGATATAATCAATGAATCAAACTAAAACAATAATAGTAACAACAATAATAGTTTTGATTTTAGTTGGGGCAGGGTTTGGGGTATTCAAATTTATGAATGGACAGATTGAAAAAGCAAAACAAGAAGGTGCATTGGAATTTGCAACCTTGATGTATACCAATCTAGCATTCCCAACTTTTAGTGAGGGTGGAAATATAACACTTATGAAACTTGAAAATATTTGTACTCAACTAAATAACCAAGAGGAGGTAAGCTAATGGAAATAGAGTGGAAAGAATCCATCGAGATCCCTGATGGGAACCATACTGGAGAAATCACAAAGATAGAGTACCGACACGATCCTTATGAATACACCGACATCTTCATCAAGTTAGATGATATAGATTGTGATGTAGAGTTGAAGTATGGATGCCCAACAAACCTTTCTGAGAATAGTAAGCTCGGTTCTTTAATCCAAGTCTTTGGAGAAAAACCAGAGAAAGGAAAGAAGATTGACCCAGAGAAAGTTCTCATAGGTAAGAAGGTATCTTGTATGACTATCACAAAGAAATCCAAAGAGAGTGGTAAATCTTTTAGTGAGATAGTTCAAGATTCAATCAAACCTTTAGAAGAAAAGGTTAAGTAAAACTAAAACTAATTTAATTTTTATTTTTTAATTTCCAATCACAAACAAAATGGTAAAAATAGAAATCCCAACAAAACAAATGATAAAAAGAATGATTGCAAATGATACTGCAGGATTTTATAGAAGATTTGTAAAGTTGGAAAACCGAGTGAGAGAACTTGAGGAAAAACTCAATAGTGGGAAGGTGATTATAAAATGAGACAAGCAAAACTTGGGATATACCAAGACTGGAAAATAATTGAAAGAAAGTTTGGAATAGAAGCTTGGGAACACGTTAGAGATTTTATCTGGAAACAACAATTAAAGATTCAAGAATTAGAAAGGTCAAGAGATAATTGGAAAAAGAAATATGAAATACTCAAAGAGGAAACTAAATTAAAACTAGGAGGAAAACAAAAATGAAAAAACTAACAATAGTTATGATGGCTTTACTACTTTCACTAAGTTTTGCATCAGCATATAACATGAGTGAAGATGTTTCCTTATTGCAAGAAGAAGTCCAAACATTTGATTGGGAAAATAGTTTCCTTACAGATTTTTTAGGACTTGTTTACAAACTACTTACAAAAGTAATTGTCCAAGATGCAATTATCCAAGAGCTTAGTCTAAGACCTGTATCTTGTAGTTGTGGTGGGGGAAG